TTTGCTGAATAACTACTCCATTTTACTCCACTTTTCTCCATAATTATCTTACTAACATTGTGGATAAACCTGTTAATAACATTGTGGAAAAGTATATAGGGTAAAAGAACATATATAGTTATGGAATCGTAATGTCGCCACGATTTTTTTCGATCTATCGTAATCTTATTTAGCCGAATATCCCCAAAATATTGTGTCCAAATATGCCCAAATATCCTTAATAAAACTATTAAACATATACAAAAAGGAGGGGAACTTAAAAGAAAATGGGCAAAATCTTTTAAAAAGAATCAGGGGTATTTAGTCCTTAGCTAATACGTATAGTACGAATACTATAAAGAGTATAGAGAGTAATTCAGGCATATCATTAGTATACCCTGCCAATGTTTCTATGGTGTTCTGAAGGGATTAAATCTATGTAAAAGATTAATCAATGCCTTAGTCATATACCTACCCATATCAGAGTATCCATCATGTATGTCCTGTGCTTGATCAGGATACATTGTCTTGAAGTATGGAGGTATAGATGGCATAGTCTATTATACCATTAGTTTGCCACGATTTCAATACCCTCTTCGTAATAATGTTATTTAAAATTATCAATCATGAGTATGCCCCACAATAAGATAATGACTGCTAATATAAATAACCATTCCATACTAACCTACCAGCATATCATCCAGGCTTTCGTAACCTTCATCTGTCTCTCTGCCCAGGGTAGCCAGGAATAGATCAAATGTTTCATTAATCATCATAGTAGATCTATCAGTAGGTAATACAATACCCTCATCCAATAGGAAGGATAGAGGTAGACCTAGATCATTATACTCTACAAAGTCAGTAAATTCAACCTGATCTCGATATTCCATCCATAGTTCTGATAAGATCATACATCTATTTTCAAAGCTTGTTCCATTATTGCCATCATTATTTGCCACGATTCGTAATCCCCTTTCGTAATAAGATTGTTATGTTTATATATTGACTTGTGTGTAAAGATGTGCCAGGCCACATTCGGCCCCCCGAAGGGGACCGATGCGAGGGTGTCACATATTTATGTTGCGAATGTATTCCATATGGTCTTCCCGTGTATTCGCCTCTCTTGCTTCTTTAGCGGCTTCATAGATATTCTCGAACCTGTTGAAGATGACATTCCTAGCATACTTACCCAGATACAATCCAATGATATCTAAGTCCAGTCTGATGTCGGACAACAGGTCAATAATAGTCTTAGCAACCTTCTGCTCCCTTGTGACTACTCCGTGTTTACTCATACTTGTCTATTATACCCTATCTGTCTAGTCTTGTCTACCACGTCATGCGTTTTGGTACGTCCTCGATATATCGGGGTAGCTGATCTAAAAATTCAAGAACGCGATCAGGGCATTTAGATCTGTACATCTCATTAAAGTGATATAGATCTATGAATCCATCTAGCCCCGCATCCAACCAATCATCCCAAGAGTCACCTGCGGTATCCTGATCAGAGTTAACTTTATTAGCCCAGTCAACAAGACCAATAGATCTAGCTTCTTTTTCCAGAAGGGTGATCGTGTACTCGGTGTCAATGGGTGCCTGATCGCCTTCACGGTAGATCCGTGCATTGATCTTCCAAAACTCTGGATCCCAGAATGACTCACCCCCATACCATTGCTCTGGACAGTAGACGTTAAGGTCCCAGTCAATAATAGTCTTACCCTTGTTCTTGTTACGTGATATCATCAGATTAACCATTAGTCTACATACTCCGTTCTGATTCCTTGACCTTCGCACACCTTGCACTCAGGGTTACCGCTTTCCCAATACTCATGGCCGTTTGGCAGAGTGTAGGGTCCATACGCTTCTTCGTCATAGCATTCGCACTCTACCTCGACGGACAACAGGACCTGTTCGTTCCCAGTCTCCCATGGTTCCTCGCAGACATAGTATCCTAGTCTATTTACATAGTGATAGCCAGCTAATAGCAGAGAGCATGCGTCACCGTCTACCCATGTCCATACATACTTTTCGTGCCTAGACTGAACATACTTAACCTCTGGTCCGTATGTTTCGAACATGCGTGACACATTGTTAGGGCCAGCATACTTATCTAAATGATTTACTACTGGCTTATACTTTTCTTCAAACTGTGTGAAGGTTATCTCACCCTCAAAGATACTGCCGTCTCGCACGGCTTCTAGGTTGTAGAAACCGCTCTCAGTCATTAGGTTAGTCATAGATACTCCTTAGAAGTGAAAGTCCACAGGAACAAGATACCAGCTATCTGCTCCGCTGTCAATACCTTCAAGCAAATATTTTCTGTTAGTTGTGTCGTTGACAATGTCAAAGAAATAAGAGTTATAGTCCCAGATACCCAGAGCCATGTCATACAGTTTCTTTATTGGATACAGGTCCATACCCACCTTGAAGTGGTCATGCTCAAAGTCTTCTAGCTTATCTAGTAAGTCTGATAAGTTTATTTCACGTGCTTGCTCGATGTGCTGGTTGAGCTGAGCCAAGCGGTGTTTGTGAGCGGTATCTAAATACTCTTGGAACTTATCCTCGGATTGATGAACTACGTCACCAGTGTAGTTGTCATTGTAAGGGTCTGTGTCAGTAGACCAACGTCCACCCCCAGTAACGAACCAATCATACCAAGACGATAGGTTGTATTCGTCACCCATTTGTCCTTCAAGGTAGCCTTTGACCTCGCCATGAGCCTCTTCCTTGTTATCTGCCTTTACCGCAATGTATTGAATGCAATGCATTGTTACTCTCTCTCGTTAGGGGTTGTTTGATAAGATTATTAGTTTACGCCTGCTGCATGTAGTTCTTCAATGGCTTGGAGTGCTATGCTTGTATCCAGAGCATCTTCAATCCCAAGTTGTTCTACAAAGTATGTGCAGGTGTCGAGGACACCTTCCCAGTATTCAAGGTCGGTAATTTTATCGTTGATTGCCATTAGTCTCTCTCTGTCATGGAAGCTACAGCCTTATTATACTCCGATTCCTCCAGAAAGTCAACACCGCTTTTCATTAGATAGTGCTGTGTTGTTTCAATGCTACCTTCCAGAAAGGAAAACATGTAGTCCGCACCGTCTGCGATAGCAAGCTCGTCATACAGAGAGTATAGGTGTCGCACCATATAATTAGTTAGTTTTTCAATATCTTCAAAGTCACGTGTCTTTAATTTATCAGCCATGATATACCAATCCTTATTAGTCAGACTCATCTTCGTCATCATACTCATCTTCCTCATCCCAGTCTTCGTCTTCTTCGTCCTCATCGAGGTCGAACTGACCAATTACTGTTATGTAGTGTTCGTTCTCTCGGCCATCATTTTCAACGGCATTGATGAACTTCAAACCACACGAGTCATTGAACCAATCAATAATAGTCTTAACAACTTCGCTCTGGTTCTCTTTGGTGATTGGAACAATATGCTCGTATTCATACTCACGCATTTGTGTGGTTCCAAGTGGGTCTTTCATGATATAGATTTTGTGACACCCATCAAAGCAAGCAGAGTCTGCCTCTGATACTTCGGACTCAATCTCATACAGATAATCTTCAACTGTCTTCATACTCTTGATTTCCTTCGCAGATACGGCAAAAGGGTGTGCAGTCATAGCTACCCTCATGCATTGGACAAACAACTATCATGGTTATACCATACCACTAGGGTCTGACATTTTAGGAGGAGGGGTTAGAAAGGGTATGTGCAATCACCTTGACAACCCAAGACGTAGGCATAGTGTCTAAGTCTTTATTTGATAACACATTGTTAATAAGAGCTACAGCGTGGTCAATACCTTCTTGATACCCTGCTTCATACAAAGCACCATCATCACCATCTTCCCACTCGTAGTATTGGTCTTCTTTTAGTTCTAAAATAGTTTTATTATCTCTAATAATGGGGAGTGCCATTGTCTACCTCTCTCGTGGCTTCTACTACTTTTCCATGATACAGCAAAATGATAGCTTTGTCAAGCTTTTTTGCTAGAAAGTTCCAGCCTCGACAGCATCCTTGATAATTTCAAGAACCTCAAGGCGACCAGTGAAATGAAAGTGGGCAGAGGAACCTACCTCACAGTCATCTAGAATGTCAACGGTTTCGTCAATCATCTCAACTACTCCGTCATACAGCGACTGAATATTCATATATAATCCGTTATCTTTTTCCATACTCTGATTATACTACACACCACCGACATTTTCAATACTTGCCACGCTTTTTGCCACGATATCTTAATGATGTTCGTAATTAAAATAAAATGATTATATATATGTGGAGATGCCGCCTGGCCCGCCGTCGATCAAAAGTCAAGCCCTTGGGGCAGGCAGTTTATAGTCATGCCTAGGACTACCCGCTAAGCGGCTACCGCTTGACGAACTACCTGAAGCAGGCGGTTCTTCTCAGCGTTCACCATAGGGTCGAACCCGCTAGCACCCGCAAGGACAGCCTCATTAGTCCCCTTACGTCCCTGACGGTGCCAGTCGAGTCGCTCAGTTAGAGCATTGAGCGTGCCCCAAGCGGTGCCAGCAATAGTGTTATTGTATGGACCGACATAGATTTGCTCAATCTGCTCAAGTTTGTTGTTCCACTTGGAGAGTGCACCCTTCTTGTCTGCCTCAGGCTCAGGGTAGGCGAGACGGATAATCTCTTGGAACTTGTCATTAGATACAGTCTGCTCAATCATCTGCTGAGCCAACTTGTCGAATTCGTCCATGTAGACATTAGCAAGACCGAGAGCCTCACGAGCTGCTTGAATCTTACCCTGAGCAGTCTGAGTGTGGCGAATCTTGAATGACTGCTTGATGTTGCGGTTACGACCAACACCAGAACCAAGAGCAAGGTTTAGAGTGTTAGCACAGACAACACGCACAGGGGTAACAGATGCCTGAATAGCAATCGAACCATCGTGAGAGGTGTTGACAAGAAGATAAGTGTTTACCTTATCAGACACACCAGAGGGGTCGAGCACAGTCTCACGCTCAAGAGCAAGAGAGCCAAAGACCTGACGACCACCCTTGATGGAGCCAGCAGTCTCCCAGCGACCACCGCCATGCAGAAGAGCATCGCCAAAGTCAAACAGCTCTTCGTTCTGAAGAATGCGGTATCGCTCACCAACAACACCGAGAATGTCAGTGCTAGCGTCAAATGGGTTAGTGCGGGCTACGTAGTTATAGCTCTTGTCAGAGTTGAATCCATCTGGGATGACAACCTCTTCAAGACGGACGTTCCAATCATTTAGCTTAGCAAGCTCTAGCATCTTGGCAGTCGAGACCTCTTCATTGAAGACGGTCCCCAACTGGTGCCACGCGGGCTCCCTGAAGGATGCAAATGTAGCTTCGCCGTTTACTGTTTCGATTTCGTGGGCCATGAGCCACCTTTCGTGTTAGGGGTTTACTATAAATAACTATACAGGTAACCACCGACATTGTCAATACTATTATGCATGTTCGTAAACCTTTGTTACCAAACCGTTATCGGGGGCCAGGCGGGGATCGAGGGCATGAAAAATGAGCAGTTTTAACGGTCGTGCTCAGGACCTTCTTTTTCTCCCCCTAGAGAAATCTACGGTTTCCACTCCTCAACGACAAAGTCAGAATCACTGCTGTCGTGATATTCACCATTCAATAGTTTGTCAAGAGCTTCATCCTCGTTAACTGCATGCACAAAGAATGACTTCGTGTCATGAATAACAAATTCTTTAACGTCTCCGCTCATACGATGTTGACCCACCTAGATGTAACAGTAAGAAGGTTATCGTAGTCACCAGCTGTGGCCTCGGCAAAGTACTTGTCCAAATCCTCACGAGGGGCACCCGCCCTACGTAATGACTTCTGGACCGCACCCATGATGGAGAATGCGTTACCGTCATTGCCGATTAATTCTACGTCGATATCATACAGTGCCATGGGCCCTGCCTCTCTCTAGTTTTGCGGACCATTCAATTGTAGCGGACGGTGGCATATAATGCAAGCCCAGTGGGCATCTTCTTAATAACAGGTTGGTAACGGTGGCCAGGCCCCGAACAAGTGTTCGATCCCCCGCTATGCGGGGGCAAGGGAAGACAGGGCTTCGATCACCTTGTATGGCTGTTGGCTTGGGCCACTGTTTGCTTGATTATACCAAATGTCATAGTTGCTCTCAAGCCTACCTCCAAAGGATCTAATAAACTCATCAAGATAAATAAATTCATCAGACATGATGCTTGCCAACTCATCCGCGGTAGCATACATGATTACCTCACCAAACTGGCCAACGTATCCTAACAGCAGGAACTTGCCCTCGTCGTTAGCGAACCAACCAACACCTTCGTTGCATACAGTTGCTACTCCGCTTTCGGCATTGATCACAGCCATCTCTTCTGCTGTGATCGCGGGATCGTTGAAGTGGTCCTGCATAAGCTTACTAGCCTTATCAGTGTCGGTCTTTGATGTCCAAACAGACTTACGCTCTCTTACCATTTTCCTTCTCCTCATCTATAAAAGGGGTGTGGGTAGGTGGGTTGCTTTTTACCACCAGTGCCTATTTGTGGGAGTCAAGCCCGCTAATCAGCACACCTAGAGTTGGGTTACACCCAGCCGTTACGCCCTCTAGTGCCTTATCTGCCCATACAACCAACAGATTATTCAGCCATACCCCGAGAAACCCGTCGGCTTCTCGTTGTGCCTAACAGAACTTTGACATTCTGTTAGGCTAGCGAAATTATTTTACCCGTCTAGTCGCTACCCCAATTCGGGAGGCAGTTTTAGGTGATACCCAGCACCATTCCCATTACAGGATTTCCATTATCGCACCATAGGTTGATGCGTTCACTTCTTCCTGAGAGGTCATTCTCAAGATGCGGAGGTTCTTCTCCAGCAACTCCTTGCGGGTTGCGTGGTCACGACCAAACCACTCTTTCTGGTTAGGCTTAGTTGGTGACTCTGGCTCTACTGGGAAACCAGTAATAGCATCAGTATCTAAAGCCAACTCGAACCTACCGCCATAGGTTCTGGTAATGCGGAGGGTGTCATCATAGTTGTAGCCGACAGAGTGACTGTTGCTAGTGAGGAAGTTAGCAAGGAAAGAAACGACATCTTCCTTGTATGTTTCCTGAGCCTTCTCAAAAGCCTCACGCTTTGCGGGGTAGGTAGCGACTGCCTCGTCAATCTCAGCAATCTTGTTCTCAATCTCAGCAACCAAAGATGCTACGGGAACCTTTACAGAAATGTTTCTTGCCATTATTATCTCTCTCTCTTAGGGGGTTTTATTATACTACGGAGGGGGGACATTATGGGGAGGCGGGGGAAAGTAGGAATACCCCGCCCCCCATAGGGGTCAGACTACTTTACAGTAGTCCAACGCTCAGCACCATTGACATCAAGACGAACTCGGAACGAGCCGTTCTTGTTCTCAACGATTTCCTGAACAACGCCAGTAACGCCTGACTTTGCGGTGGTGAATGACTGTCCAATTACTGCGGTCATTATGCTTCCTCATTTCTGTTGGCGAGCCAGCCAACTTATTGTTTATTATCAACTTTTGCTGATGTATCTATTATGATGGATAATCGTAGGTTTGTCAAGTCCATTCGTAAGGTTTTTGATAACAGTTTGGTAACGGCCGCCTGGCCCCCGAAGGGGCTGGGCTAGTCCAGCTTTTTCAGGATATCAAGAACCTTATTTAGTTCTTCCTGTGACATGCTCTCTAGTGCATCATGATTAATCAGAGAATCGCTGCTCCAAATTTTTGTTAGATCGTCGCTCATACCTCAATTACCTTTCCGTTCTGGCAGTCATAGATTGCTATTTGTTCCCACGCTTCGGCAAGGGCAAGAGCGGTAGGCAAGTCTTCCACTAAGTGAGACTCGTCTACCCACTCTTTACCATTGTCGTCTGTCCACACACCGACTATCTGTCCTACGCGGACATCGGATAGCTGTACTTCCCTTTCGGCAACCCAATAACCTTTAGGCGAGTTGATAGGGGCGAGTTTGCCATTGGGCTTCATTAGGTAAGTGCCGTTTTCCATAATTATCCTAAGTTGTCTTTGTGAACATCTATTAGTCTAACAGCTGCCTCCGACATTATCAAGTAGTTAGCAGTAGCTAGATTCTGTACGGGACCAATGGTACCGTCTGCGTACTCCACATACCAAGTGTCAATAAGATAAGTCATTTTACCTCAAAACTAAATAAGTCTTCATCACAACTAGGGCATTGGGCATAGTATCCGTCCGATACCTGCTCAAAAGAGACTGGGGTATTACAGCGAAAGTGATTACGCTCTACTATCATTAGTCTAACTCGCTTTCGATAATCCAGAATTCAAGGTGGTGCTGTTCAATAATAGCACTGGCTGGGGCAGAGGTCAAGCCTCGCCACGTAATGCCATCTGGTAACGTAATCTCACGCTCCCACTCTCCATCGGTGTTCACCGCATCGAGAGCCTCAATACATACTGGAACCATCTCAAGCGGGACGGGGGGATAGTGATTGCTTCGCAACTGAAACCTAATCTGATTCTCAAGGTCTAGGTCTGAGTCTGCCAACTCCATAGCGTGTAGTGCTCCCATTAGTAGTTATCCTTACTTTCTCTAATAGCCTTATCGTTCTTAGACTTACGGCTTCCTTTGTATTTTTTGGACTGCTGGACAAGGTGCGGTGCTTTCAGCATCTGCCTAAATAGTTCAGCGGCTTCTGCTTTCCGTCTCGCTTCGTTTCCTTTTCCTAACATAAGTAAAACCTATCACGAACCACCGACATTTTCAAGTCCATCTTAAAACTTTTTTCGTAACGTTTAGGTAACGGTCGCCTGGCAGATCTAGCCTGGCCCGCCCGAACAAACGTTCGAGCAGGCTTACATGCCTAGAATGGAATACGAATGAAAGTATCAGTCACGCCACTCGCCCTCAAAAATTTATAGTCTTGGAATCTAGGATTATCTGCTTCCATATAGTCCGCAAAATCATTTACTAGATTGGCGTGTGCTTCTTCACCCATAGCCTCTTTGTAGCTCACCAGAATTTTGGCTACGGCTACATAGTCTTTCCGTGTCATCATAGCAGTCCCCTATCCTCAAGGTCTTTTCTGACATCTTCGATTGCCTGATTGTATAGTTGGTTTATTTTCATATCGGTTACATTAGCAAACAACGCACCTACAAGCTGGTAGACACCCTTATCGCCATAGGCTACCTCATAGGCTTGACGCAACTCGGTTACTGTTGGATTGTGATTATACGACATTAGTCCTCCTGCTCAAACTTCTCGACCATCTTGAGGAACCTACCCCAAGACTTGGAACCCTCTGCTATAGTGATTGCCATTAGAGCAATAACCCTACCTACTACACGTGGGTCCATAGTATCCAGACCCTCTTCGCCATCACGCTTCTCAACGTAGGCTACCTGTGTAGCCTCAAAGCGGGCAATTTCATCTGCGACTGTTCTTGACATTAGTTGTCCTTTCTTGTTATTAGTAACACTACCACCTACCACCGACATTTTAGGGCCGATATCTTAATGCGTTACCATTTTGTTATCTTAATCTTAATGGTCCTCAGAGGGATTGGGGGCATCCCTCTTTGGCTTTGGGGGAGAAGGGATTGACTCCACAGTATTCACAGCGGATACAATCGTCATCTAACCAATTTGAGAAATAGTGAGACATTAGTTTATCTCACCATAAGCATCCCAGCAGTATTGGCAAGCAGACTCGCCATCTACATCAGTAGCAGGGACATAGTTATCGCAGATATCGCAGAACTTGATATCCATTTCTAGTAGTGAATTCATTTTATGAACTCCTTTCTTATTTATTCTTTATTTCTTTATACTATTACTCTAGTGGACACCACCGACATTTTACAAGCGACACGCCGTAGTTTCTTAAGACTGTTACCATTCTGTTATATTCGAACAAGTGTTCGATCGCCTGGCAAAATTTTTGGGATCTGTCAAGTCGACACGCCGAGAAAAAAATAACGCCGACCCCCCAAGAAAGTAGGTAGGAAATGGGGGGCCGACGGGTCTATGCTATACCCAAGTAGCCCGACGGCGACGGGGGCGAGATAGGCGGTATGTCCAATACCCTAGGGCAATGGCTCCACCTATGGAGAGTATAGCCAATACTATCAACAGCTCAAGCATTCTCGAACCTCTCGTTGATTTGACGAACAAGCTCATTCATTCGGAGACGAACCTCGTCTTCGATGTCGCTAGCGGTGTAGACATCTTGACTAGCGATAGCATCAAGGAAACGGCGAGTGTCTTGCTCAAGGGCATAAGGGCTATCGGAGTAGACAGCGGTAGCCTTGCTCATTCCCAACTCTACTAGTTTCTCAAAGTCCATTTTACTTACCTACTTTCTTACTTATCTTGTTTACAATTATAAGGTATACCACTGACACTGTCAAGAGCAACACGCTATCAGGGATACCGCCCAAAAGATACTGAGCATTCTCTGGAACCCATACCATTAGGCACCTACCAAGTCTGACCAGACGGCATCTAGTTTGAAGATTACGGAGTAGTAGCCCTCGCCACTACCGACATTGCTACGCATACCCTCTGCCTCTGACAGAGTCTGGAAAGTGTCGCTTTCCATTATGACCTCATTGGTCTGGCGGTTGAAAACCTTTACTTGATACATTTTATTACCTACTTTCTATTTACTAAATACTAACACGAACCACTGACATTTACGGCTAGTTGATTTCGCCGTAAGCCTCCCAACAATACTGGCAACCGAATTCATCTTCGGTTTCGATGTAAATCGAAGGGACATAGTTATCGCAAATTTCACAGAACTTGATGTCTGTATCTACTAGTGAGTTCATTTTGAACTCCTTTCTTTTTTATCTAATCTATCTTTCTTTATGTCTAAAGCCTATACCCTATCACTGACATTGTCAAGCCGACACGCCGATAAGGTGAGTTTCTGTAAAAGTGTAGTAACCTTCACGCTCGGAAGGGACTTTGTGGAAAAATTGAGACTTGTTCCACAAATCGTTAGCGTGGATACCCAACTGCCCACACACGGGGCAAGTGAGTAGCAACTCATCGGGGTAGAGTTCTTTAGTCAAGAGTTCCACTCCTCTCAACCATTACAACAACTAGACCCTGAGACTCTAGTCTCTGAGTTAGTTCCTCGATGGAAACGGTAGCAGGGTATAGAGCCTGCTTTAGGATTGAATCTTTGAATGTTACTTTGTACATTTAGAAACCTACTTTCTTTTATTTATCTTTATTTCTTTATGGTAGTAGCCTATACCCTACGAGTGGATTTGTCAAGAGGGACACGGGTATTGTTACCATTCTGTTATAAAAGATTTCTGTGGTGTGCTCACTAATAAAAGTGGTTTTTTTTCATATATGTATGCATCATACATGTAAAAACATTTTTGAAATTTTGATCATTTTAATTAGGTAACGATTTTATAACGTTATCATTTCGTTATATTTGCAAGCTCTTTTAGGATAGTTTGGCGGTATCCCTTATTTTTGAACATTTTATAACGTTTTGGTAGCCCATAGGGCTGATCGAAGTGGACTCCAGTGAGTACGCACTCTGTGCTGATGCCTAAAAGTGTCTTAGAATCCCTAATATCGAAGCGTTTAAAGATAATTTTGCGATCTGTGAGGAATTCGAGGTAGAAAAAGGCCTCATTCTCTTTGAATTCGAACGATGTAGCCGTTGTAGGAACAAAATATTCGATATGGAAAGGTCTAAACCATCTTCCTATGTCGAAAGTGCCAGGAGCCATGATTGTTCCAGGGTATGGAGCTGTTGGTGGTAGCCATGGAGCAGTAAATTTTGCTTCTAGAGGCTCATCTGCGAAGAAAGACCAAGATCTGCCGTAATTAAAGTTAACATGGTTGTCTAAAGAGTTCATCCTAGCAGCAATAACTGGCATTTTGAGTGTTGTCTTGACAACTGGAGGCTCAATGCCTTTACGTGTTAGGTTATTGTCGTCGTGTATCTTTTGTAGCTCTGCGGGGTCCAATGTTGTATATTCATCATATTTGGACGTAAATGCGAAGGTATTTCGAGTAACATCTCTGATCGACGGACATTGCCAAAAGTATGAATCATTTATCTGGCTATGAAAAGAATATTTCGCTAGGGGTACAGGATCGTTAAAGTCATTAACGTCGTAAGGGGTGTTTGTGTCAAAAGTATCTGGGGACCAATATACTGTTATCGGTTTAGACATCTTTTTCTTTGGGTCTTTGCGACTCAAATGGAATATTATACTTCATAAGGTAAAGTTCTACGAGCTTATAAGAGACGCGTAGCCTCTTAGCAATCTCTTTAGAGTTTCTTCCTCTTTGGAGTACTTCAACTCGCAAAAATTCTTCATTCTTATGAAGCTTATCCATCAATATATCCTTCTAGTTTTAAAAAGTCGTATATGTGTCCACACAGAGTTTCATTTCCAGCTCTTTGGGACTCTAGCACAAGGTCAACCTGATCCTCAGGAAAGCCTTGCTGGAGTCCAACCTCTCTGTTGTGTTGCATAATCCAGTTATGTAGCTTGTTTACAAACACATCCTTGCTTACAGCACGTGTCACCATCTTCAGTCTCCTCCTCTTCCCATAGTAAATTTTCGAGGGTATCTATATCGTATGAACTCATCACCATTTACCTATAGGACATTTAGCTTGGCGTAATGTAGTCTTAAGCTTCATATAACATCCACATTTACGACATTTGTGTAGTCTCTTATGAAACCACTCACACCCATTACATATCTCTAACCTAGATTCAATAAGTTCTTTATCAGATCTAGGTTGTGAAGGATCAAATAAGTCCGTAAACTCAACGTCTCCATTATCCTTCATAGGACTATTTTATCATAAAATTTCGAGGGAATAGAGGACTTCGTCCTGATCAAAAGAGTCCATATTCATCCTTGATGCCAGTATGACATATTGATCCGTATTCTGATATTCGGGGATATTGTTGCTATCTGCATATATTCGGATATATCAGGATATGGGGGATATCGGGCATATTTAGGATACTTGCTCTTTTAGAGCATATGGAACTCTTATTCGCCGCCGAACTTTATCGCGAAACTTATATACTTATTTAAACTAACTTTCATATGGTCAAACACACTATTTTTCGATCGACTTGTATCTCGCGAAACTTTAACCACTATATTTAGTAGATAGTTTAAAAAACGGCATTATAATTGTTATTGTTATGTTAGATCTCACAACTTTAGACTTCTCATGGGCCCCACCCGTATTGGCTTTTCTTAGCATCCTTGGTATCGTCGGAGGAATGATTCGTTGGCTTGTCAAGCACTACCTCGACGAAATGAAAGCAGAGTTCAAACCAAATGGTGGAGGCAGCATGAAAGACGCTGTCAATAGATTAGAAGCCGATCAGAAGAAGCTATACTCGAAAATCGAAAAAGTTGAAGAACATAATGAAATGAGCCACCAAGAACTATCTGGTAAGATCGATAAGTTGTATACTACAATTATTTCGATCCTAAAGGATAGTAAGTAGTTTCTTTCTTATCTCTTATCTCTTATCTCTTTATCTCCCCAGCTCCCCTTGCCCCCTACCCCCATGTCATTTATTATACACACAGAAAATCCATTTTCAACTCGATGTAACCCAAAAATTACATTTTGAAATGTAACGGAATGACAACAGCCCGCATAGTTGCAGGTGTGTACGGCCACAAAAAAAGTTTATAACGATTTGATAAAAACGCATGATATAATGATTACGGCTAGTGTCCAGGTTTCTGTCTCTCTCATACCCGCTGACCTGGGCACTAGTCCTATAATAGTGGTATAATAAAACCATCATGAGCAAATATCCTGCACTGCAAAAAATTGGCATCGAGCCAGTTAACATTAAGTGGATTGTCACTAGGGGCGACACCGCGTCTCTGCGAGTTCAGTTTCTGCAGCACGATGAAGAAACTCCTTATCCGACAACCAACTGGCAGTTCGAAGCAACTGCCTATAGCAAGAATGACAACGTCTTCGACGACCTAATCGTAGAGCTAGACGGAACAGACATTGTCATTACTGCACCATCAGACTTAACAGAGTTCTGGGGAACTGGAATCAAAAGATCAGTTGCCGAACTTAACTTCGACCTACAGGCCCAGATTGATAGAGAAACAGTCTGGACTCCCATCGTTGGAACTATTACTGTTATTGGAGACGTAACTGGAGGCAGACTATAATGGACGACATCGTTGTCAAAGTCACTGCGGTTACAGATCACCTCCCAGATGTAATTAAGGTTGATGACAAAATTTTTGTGGTAAAAAAATAATTGGCCATGCTATAATATATTGAGGAGTAAAGATGGCATTTCCAGCAACCTATAACATTAACTATTACATGGGCGATACCCATGAGTTTAGAATCTACCCTAAAGATTCTTCTGGTGCTGCCTTCCCCCTGTCACAGTATCCAACTGTAAAGTTTACCATTGCTGAGCGTCGAGGAACTCCGCTTCCAGACGATCCAGATCCAGTTGAGGCATATGCTGCATTCTCAAACGACAGAACAAACATTCTGTGTGCAATTGATTATAGTCATGCTGCTAATCTAGACCCCGCCAAACAGTACGTATATGATGTTCAGATTAGCAAATCTGGAACACCCTACGACTCAGTATTGACGCTAATTACTGGAAGTATTTCTATTACAGATCAGGTCACCCTAATTACTACAGACCCAACAGCTGCAGCCCCAGGCACAGTGGTTTCTCTTAATGTTGCTAGTGTAACCGATAGCTCTGTAACCGTCGAGTGGTTAGCACCGACAGAGGGCGGAGCACCCACGGGATACTATGCTTATATTGTTGAGTATAATCCAGCATATGAAAATCCAACCACGCTAGCTGCACTAGTCAGTGCCCTTGGAGCAGCGTCCCCAGTAGACACAACAGACACTGGGCATACATTTGTCAACACAACTGCCGTACCATCTCTAGGAATCACATCTGAACCGCTATCGGCTAATACGGCATATGTTTATGCAGTTGTTGCCTATAATAATAATGGCTCTAGCGATGCTGTTGGAAACTTTAATGTGACTGCTGGAACTATTGATGAAGTGTTTACGGATAGTGGGTCATAAGTATGGCAGAGGTTGTAGTATCTTCAGATAACATCAGCGTTCTTGGCGGCCCATCGAGCATTACATTAAACCTTGATAGTGGTGCTCAGGGACAGCGGGGAACATTTATCCTATATGGCTTCCCAAATCCGAATACGCCAGAAGCCGAAGAATCATTTGTTTCCGAGCCACAAATTTTTGATCTATATGTTATTGTAGACCCAGCATCAGATGACTACCTGCAAATTTTTCAGTATGTCAACCAAGATGGCAATTTAGTTTGGATTCCAACATTTAAGCTTGCCATTAGTATTTATAGCACCACTAGGCCAACAACTTTTATTGACGGTGGAGCCACTATTGAGCTAAATCTAGCAGATCTTGGAGTTGCTGGCCTAGAGCAGCTTAGCGAAACTAAGTCATTAGATGTTAACTTCTTTACACAGCCTGGCTCCGCTGCATATTTTAATGTTCAAACAAGCATTAGTAACTTTAACCCACAGTTTATACTAGACCCTACAGTTGGCACTCTAGACCTGTTCCCAATTTCCTTTACATATATAATTTCAGATGTATATCTGGACGAAGCAGATAGTTTGCTTAAGTTGCCAGTTACAATTTCAGCCGTAGAAACAAGGCCAGAGGGTATTTTCCCAGTAGACGATAAAGTCTTATTTGTGCAGATGGTTGTTACATTGCAGGATCCAACAACAATTTCACAATTTTTCACAGAACTAGCCGCAGGAGGTAATTCATAATGCCAGAAAATATTGGAGCCGAGGGGTCAATCTATAATACTAAGATTCCAAGGCAAGACGAAAATGCTGATATTCAGACAGCCCTTAGGCTTTACCACTACGGATCAGATACAAATAACCCATCAAGTATCGATCCAGATTCAATTGTCGGACACCTAGATAACCTAGAAGACATCAAGCTATCTAAAGATCCACAGACCTTGCTTTCCGAAAATTTAAATACGGTTACAGATACAGGTTTTTACTATCAGTCCAATTCTACAAACGCAGTTGGCAATAATTACCCAGCAGCATATGTGGGATTTTTAAAGGTCATTAATGATGGTGCTGTTGTGGTTCAGGAATACCACGCGATTGGAACTACTGGAAATATTATTAACAAAAGCTACTGGAGGGTCCAATATGCTAGCACATGGTCTTCTTGGCAAACTTATGTTACATCGTCAGAAGTTGCAACGATTACAGATGCTTTATATCACAATAAAAGCGTTACATGGACTAGAACTGAAATCGCAGCACGATATGCACCAATTTACTTTACTGAAAATTTAAAGACTGAAAATCACACAATTGCGTTAGCAGATATTAATAAAGTGGTAGCTATGAATGTTACTGATGGCGGCACAATAACTGTTCCGAATAGTAGCACGACTAGTTTTCCAGATGGTGCAGTTGTTAATATTTATAATGAAAATTCTTCTGCTCTTACTATATCTGCCGAAGCTGGTGTAACCATAAGAAACGCTGGAACCCTTGAGCAGCACAAGGAAGCATCGCTTAGATATCGCGGCAACAACGTTTGGGTTGCTGCAGGTCCTTTGTTCTAAGACTTGACTTCTTCAAAAACATAGTGTACTATACTATCTTAGTGTAAAAGAGGCATACCCCAGAAAGGACATCCCCGTATGGGCTTCTTCCAAGCAATGCATAGAAAAAATTTAACATTACCATCAGCTTTAGTATTTGTATATATGATTCTTCCTATGGCAGTTTCAGAGGTACCAGAGCCAGAACCCCTTGCCTATAGCATTCCTGCTATAACGATGAGCCCAGTAGTGGCCGATACTCTAGAACCACTCGGACAGGGCGGTCCGCTAGAAAATCTAATCTATGGATTCTTTGACGAACCAGAAGACGAGTTCTCTAGTCAAGAGCCAGAGCCGATAGAAATTAAAGTCTATAATAAGCTCAACTATAGCAACGCTATCTACCCAGTTTTTCCAACTGACATTAGTAGCGATTTTGGCTGGAGGGAACCACCCTGTGATGAATGCTCCTCCGACCACCATGGAGTTGATTTTGTTCCAGGGCATGGTGCAGAAGTAGTTTCTGTTTTAGATGGTTTGGTCGTAGAGGCAGGGATCAATGGTGGCTTCGGAACGTGGCTTGTTGTCGAACACCTAGTTCCATCTCTAGAAGATGACAACACTTTTGAAAAGTGGCAGACTCTATACGCACACCTACAGGATGGCTCTATTCCAGATAACATTGGGGTAGGCTCTATTGTTACTAAAGGTCAGCAAATTGGCTTGGTCGGAAATACTGGAGTTTCAACTGGAAGTCATTTGCACTTTGAGATCCTTATTGATGGAATTCCACAAAGTCCCCTGCCACTTTTGTCAGAATATTCAAAAATAGAAATTCTTGCAGATGGGACAGAACGCTTCATTGGCTATGAATAGATATGGTATAATTTAATCACTATGGCCAGCAGACAATATGATGTAGGAAACGAACCACCACAGGTGGTTTGGACTATTGTGCGTGGCGACACCGCATCCTTCAAAGTCTACGTAACTGACGATGCTAGACAGCCTCTTGATCTTGACGTTTGGACAATTGAGATGGAATTTAAGAGAAGCGGAACGCTTGTCACCTCTACTACTCCAATTCAAGATCCAGATGACCTAGAAGGAGAGTTTACTGTATCTCTTACTGGAGATCAGACACGCATTCTTGAAACCGATGACATCTTCGACATTCAGCTATCTAATGCTCAAGACTCTCTTGTTTGGACAGTCGCTCAGGGCAAGATGTATGTAATCGATGATGTTACGGATGTTCCATAATGGCCTATGTAAAAATTATTGACGATGTTCCTTTTAGGTCTAAGCTTAGAACCGTAAACTACCCAATTGCTAAAATAAATTACTCCCCACCATTTGGTGTCAAAATAAAACACGACCTGCCGTTTCGTGTAAAATTTACAACTATCACTGTTCCAGGGTATGGTCCATTTAATATTCCACCAATTGGTATTGCAATTATTGGATTTAATAACTATATTTTATAAAACAATGATAAAATAGTTACATGCCTATTGTGTCTATTCAAGAACTGAAAGAGCAGTTCGAACCAGGAAAGTTTATCAGGTCGGATTATTTCTTTAACCTAATTGATACGCTAGCTGATGACAGAAGTGCTATCTATGTTGGCTATTCAGAGCCAGCGGATGCTAATGCTATCCCCCTGTGGTTTAATGATGCCACAAGAATCCTATCTATTTTTGATGGAGCAAAATGGGTTGCAGTTTCACGCCCAGATGTAGAATACACAATGCCAGTTGAGGACGGACTGCCAGGACAGGTCCTCACAACAGACGGTAACGGAACTGTAACCTGGCAAGACAAATAGTCTTTAAAAAGGCTTTATAATAGGAGTACCATGGCAAAGATAGATATTGACAGACTTAGGTCGCAGTTTGAAACTGGTGATAGACCAGATGGTAATGATTTCCAAGACCTTATTGATACGCTTGTAGCACAAGCGACTGATCTTGGCACAGCGGGTAATAACGAACAAGAGATTTCTGGCATTGAGAATCAGACCGTAATTGATCAGGTTCCTTTGGCAGACTGGAGAATGGTCAAGTATCTTGTATCTCTCTCCAAAAATACTGGTGGCTCAAATAAATTTTATGCCACCGAATATACCATACTTATTGATAACACAGATGTAAATGTGTCTGAGTATGGAAGCATTGACAATGATGGGGATATGGGAACTATCACTGTAACTGCAAGTGGGGGAAATCTACAGCTAGTAGTGACCCCAAACCAAGCCATCGTACCAATTACTGCACGATTTGCACGTATTGGTCTGAAGGCCTAACTCGAAAAGGAAAGTGAAATAAAAAATGGCAACCGTTGCTAAAAACTTTAGAGTAAAGAATGGGCTTGTTGTTGAGGGTACTCTCGCTACCGTCAATGGTAGCAATATTCTTACTGCCGCTAACACCACGGATGATATTACCGAGGGTAGCACCAATCTATTCCTTACTGATGAGAGAGTTCAGGACGCAGTAAACACACTAGTTTCAAATGGTACCCACAGTAACATTACCGTTACTTATGACGATACCGCAAACAGCCTATCATTTGCTGCAGACGCATCTTTGATTCCAGACACCGACAGCCTATCAGAAGGTTCAACTAATCTATACTACACCGATGAGCGTGTTATGGATGCTGTTGCTAACCTCATTGCTGGTGGAACACACGCAAACATTGCAATCTCTTACGACGATGCAAACAACACTCTTAGCTTCACCGCTGAGAATGGTGTGGCAGACTCTACTACAGATGATCTTGCAGAGGGTGTAACAAACCTCTACTTTACAGATGCACGTGCACTATCTGCTACATCAGCTGCATATGACCCAGCTGGCTCAGCTTCTACAGCAGAGACCAGTGCTAACAACTACACAGATGGAGAGATTTCTACACTAGAGTCTTCCCTGCAGTCATATGCTGACACAGCAGAGACAGACGCTAATGGCTACACAGATAGCCTCATTGGTGACGCAAGTGTAGACGGTACTGGTGGAAACACTGTTACAGATCGTATTGCTTCTGCGGTATCTAACCTTGTAGATACAGCTCCTGGAACACTAGACACTCTTAATGAGCTAGCTGCAGCCCTAGGTGACGACCCCAACTTTGCCACCACTGTTGCAACTGACATTGGAACGAAGGTAAGCAAGGCTGGAGACAGCATGACTGGAGACCTGACTCTTGCTCAGGACCCAACTCTTGCTCTTCACGCCGCCACTAAGCAGTATGTGGATGCCGCAGAGACAGCAGCAAATTCTTATGCGGATCAGGCAGAAACAGATGCTGTCACTTCAGCTAACAGCTACACTGACGGAGAGATTTCTTCACTAGAGTCTTCCCTGCAGACATACGCTGACACTGCTGAGGCAGATGCTATCTCAGCTGCTGCTGCAGATGCAACCTCAAAGGCTAACACCGCAGAGTCAAACGCAAACACCTACACTGACAACGCTATTACAGCTGCTGATACAGATGACATCCAGGAAGGTTCTGGAAACCTCTACTTCACAGACGAGCGTGCTCAGGATGCTGTTGCTGCCGCAATTGCTGCAGGTACACAGACCAACATCACCGTTACATACGATGACACTGCTAATAGCCTCAGCTTCGAAGCAGAAAACGGTGTTGCAGATTCTACAACCGATGATCTAACTGAAGGTTCAACCAACCTTTACTTCACAGATCAGCGTGCAGTAGATGCTTTGGAGGCAGTTACCCCAGTATTCACTGAGGTAGATGTTAACAGTGTTGCACTTCAGGTTGCTTCTACTGTAACGGTAGCTACCCAGAACACAACTGGTACAGTTTACTCCTTCGACAGCGGAACTTACACTTCAGCTAAGTTCGTAGTCAAGGCAGACACTGGAACACACACAGAAGTTACAGAGGTACTTCTAACTCTTGACAGCTCACTTAACGTAGCTATCACAGAGTATGCAATCGTAAACACTGGTGGATCTCTCATGGAGGTTACCGCTGTTATGAACGGTACCGATGTAGAGCTACAGGCAACTGTAGTTAACGATGCAACAACAGTTTCCGCAACTGGAACACTGATTGTATAAGAGAATATAAAGAAGATAGTTAGGAGAAGGTACCTTGGCCACAGTAGATAAAAACTTCAGGATTAAAAATGGTCTTGTAGTCGCTGATAACGTGGAGGTCCAGGGTACCTCTCTAACTGTCAATGGAAATCAAGTACTTACATCAGCAGACAACATTAGTGCTGTTACGCTTGGTACTTCTTATCCATCAAATGCAGAAACAGGAACACTGTTCCTAAATACCGTCACTGGTAGAATGGCTATCTTTGACGTAAACGCATGGAGAGAAATTGCCTATCTGACCGAGCTAGAGTCAATTTACGGTGGAGAAGCAGACACAACTCTATTTGGTGTGGTCTATGATGGAGGAGACGCATCTACGACAACATACGTTGGTGTAATCGAAGGTGGAGACGCAGACGATTACTACGACACAGGTGGATTCACACTTTAATTTAAAAACACATGGTAAAATAAACTAGAAAGGTAGTGCCGTGGCAACAAGAATTCAAATTAGAAGAGACACAGAGGCCAACTGGTCTTCTAATGATCCCGTACTCGCAAGCGGTGAGCTTGCACTATCTACCGATGTAGATAAAATTAAAATTGGTGACAGTTCTACCGCATGGAGTGGGCTTTCTTACGCAACTATTGGCCAAGCTGCAGTAGAGTCCCTTATTACCACCGCGGTTGATAACCTTGTAGGTGGTGCTCCAGAGCTACTTGATACTCTTAACGAGCTTGCAGCAGCCATCGGTGATGATGAAAGCTTTATTACAACAATCAACCAAAGCATCTCTGACGTAGAGACTGCTGTTGCTGGTAAGACTGTAGTAATTGTTTCTGCTTCTGCACCTACCGCAGGCCCAGATGGGTCAGAGTCTCTACAAGAAGGAGACATTTGGTACGACAGGTCTACTGGACATGCATACATGTACTATGACATTGAGGACGAGACCTATGTTTGGGTTGAAATGGGCGGCTCTGATGACATCGCAGACGCATCTCTTGGCACAAACAATCACAACTTTTCTACTACGCCCTCTAACGGCGACACACTAAATGGATATGTCTATGACTCTAATAGAAACGCATGGAAGATCATCCGTAATGCCACAGAGCTAAATGAAATTACAGATGTTGTTATTACTTCAGCAGCAAATGATGACATTGTTATGTACAACTCTACAAGTGGAGACTGGGAGAACACCCCTGGCGTAAGGCTGGCTGGTGGACTTATCCCACTTTCTTATCTAGCAAATGTTGTTGGCGGATCATCCTATGCAACAATTAACGAGCTAGAGAGCTACATTACAGACAATATTGCTACCACCACATATGCAGACAACATTGGGACAACAGAACGAGCTTACGTAGACGCTAACTTTGCTACAACAAGCTATGTAGATGCCACATTCCCAGTAATTGCAGATGTCCCTGCTCTAACAGTCATGACTGCAGCAGAGTGGTCTTCAGACACAAGCACCCCAGTAGCTGGTTCTATCAATGTAGAAACTGGTGGGTCAGAGATTAAGGTTAAGGTTGGTAATGGGTCAGATACCTTCGCAGACCTTGACTATATTCCAACAAATGGCTCAGTTGCCTCAGATATTGCAACAGCAATTGCAGACTACGCTACAAAGGCAGACCCAACATTTAGCGGTACAGTATCTCTTCCTTCTACAACATCAATCGGTGATGTAGATGCTACAGAGATTTCTTACCTAGATGGTGTTACATCTAGCGTACAAACTCAGCTAGACACTCTTGACACAGACAAGGCACCTATCGCTAGCCCAACATTCACTGGTACCGTTTCTGGTATTGACAAGACAATGGTTGGACTAAGCAATGTCGATAACACATCAGATGCTGACAAGCCAGTCTCTACAGCTACCCAGTCAGCACTCGACCTCAAGGCAGACCTTTCTGGTGCTACCTTCGGTGGTAACGTTACAATCACTGGAGACCTAACAGTATCTGGTACGACAGTAACAGTCAGTGCTTCTGACCTATCTGTACGAGACAACATGATTTACCTAAACCAGGCTGGCCTGTTTGACCTCTCTGGTGCTGCTGGAGATGGTACAAATGTCGTATACACCACTTCAACAGACCACGACATTAAGGTTGGAGACTACATTACAGTTTCTAGTGCCAACCCATCTTCCTTCGACATCTCTGGAGAAGGTTCAGAGGTTACCGCTGTAACAGCTAACACAATTACAGTTGCTAGCACAGTTACAGACACCTATGTAGATAGCGGGCAACTTCGCGGCAAGTCCCACGCTAACCCAGACCTAGGTTGGGCAGCTGGACGCTACGACGTTGTAAACGGATCTGGATACGCACACGCAGGTATCTTCCGTGACGCAACTGATGGTGTATTCAAGTTCTTTGATGGATATACTCCAGAGCCAGATGAGTCCGTATTTATTGACACTACAGACGCATCATTTGCTCTTGCTCCACTAGCAGTAGAGAAGGTCGTATTCCCTGACGGAACAGAGCAGTCAGCTGCTGGCGTACCATCTCTCACAACTTTCTCTGAGAAGACTGCAAGCTACACTCTTGACACACTTGACCACAAGGACAACATTGTTGAGATGAACATGGCAACTGCTGGAACATTTACAATTCCAACAGACGCAGCACTAGCTTGGCCAGTAGGAGCATCCATTGATATCTTTGCTACTGGAGCTGGAGAAATTACAATTGCAGGAGACACTGGAGTTACAGTAAATGCTACCCCAGGTCTAATCCTTCGTACTCAGTGGTCATCAGCTACACTGCTCAAGCGTGGTGCTAACAACTGGGTTGTCTACGGAGACCTCAAGGCTTAATAGGAAATAGGAGAGAAAATTGGCTAGAAAAGAAGCAGGTGGAAAGTCATCACAACAGAATGACTTTCTAGAGCCTAAAGCACCAACAATTTCTGTTACTAATACTGGAACAGATATTCCTTACGACAACGGACAAATTGTTGTTACTGCTACTCTTCCAGAAGGGTCTCCAGAAGCCACACAATACGATGTAACGGCAGTACCTACCTCTGGTGATACAATCACTGGGTCAAGTGCTACAAGCCCGATCACGGTCAATGGCTTGCAGTCTGGAGTAACATATACTGTTACAGCTACAGCATCTAACGCTGCTGGAACTTCTGCTTCGTCCAACTCTATTGATATTGCAGTAACAACCGTACCAGCTACACCAGCTGCACCTACAGCAACCGCTGGTGTTGATGCAGATACAGTAGAGTGGATTGCCCCCGCCGATGGCGGTAGTGCAATCACTATGTACTACTGGGAGTCTGATGACGGAAAGTCTGGATCAACTACAGATCTTTCTGTTGTTGTTGCACAGGAAGCAGATACTTCACAGGCCTATAGGGTTCGTGCAGAAAATGCTAATGGTCTAGGTGAATGGTCTCCATGGTCTGGTAACGTCACTACGATTGCACCATTCTTCCCATTCTTCCCACACTTCCCGCCACACTTCCCACCACACTTCCCACCACACTTCCCACCGCACTTCCCCCCACACTTCCCACCGCACTTCCCACCGCACTTCCCACCTCACTTCCCACCGCACTTCCCTCCACACTTCCCGCCGTTCTTCCCAAGATTCTACAGGCACGGATTTGGACAGAAGTTCGAAACAGATGAGAACTAAATAACTAAATACAAAAGGCCCGTCCATTGCGACGGGCCTTTTGTTATGGTATAATTTTTGTATGGGTATAGAACATAATAATCCTTGGCTGACCAAAGACAGGTCAGAAACTTCTCATAATAGGATGGCTACGAGGACAATGTCCAGCGGCATTGTAGTAGAAAATCCAGCACTAGGCATTAATGTTTACAAAAATGTTTTTAGCCCAAAAGATGTAGAATACATCATTAGTACTCTGGAGAAAAACCTTTCTAATGGCTCTGAGCATTCATGGAATGGTGCTTTGGTTACTGAGGGGCATGAAAAGATCTCATATGCTAGAGACTGTGTAGATTTTAAGATTGGTCATAAATGTTTTGGGCCAGAAAATGACAGCAATAGAGAACTCTATGCCGTGCACCAGCTCTCTTTTGATAAAATTCACCCACATGTTAGTGACTATGGCACATACTGGGGGGTAGGTATGAATTACTATGAAGTTTTTAACTATGTAAAGTATGAGGGAACAGGAAAACATTTTGCTGTACACGCAGATCACGGACCAGCATATGTAACTACTGTATCTGCTGTTGCATACTTAAACGATAACTATACTGGCGGAGAGCTTACATTCCCTAGGTTTGGCCTAACAATAAAGCCAGAAGTTGGCGACCTTGTGGTTTTCCCGTCTACCTTTATTTATGAACACCAGTCAGAGCCAATTATTGATGGTACGAAGTATTCTATTGTTGTCATGACAGACTATAACGATAGGGGCGGAGCAAAGTATTTTGACTACACCCAAGCAAAACAAGAGCTGATATATTAGTGAGGAATTATGGAAGAGCTTAAAGAAATGGTTGAGCATGAAGAAAGGCTTCATAACTGGTACAACATTGAAGAGCAAACGTGGAGTTCTATAACAGACCTTGGCAATGGAATTCTTGTCTACCACGATGCTTTGCCAGAAAGTATAAAGATTATTGACAGGCTAGAAGAAGTCATGCAGGAGCCAGATAATGGCTTTGAGTATCAGAAGGCCATGGTGGGCTATGGTATGACGATGCCAGAGTATCGAGACTGCTTTGATATCAAGTTTAAAAAGTCAGATATTGAGCACGATACATCAGAATCATCCTTAAAATTGCAGTCTTTATGGGAAGATGTTTATTTTAGAAAGCTTCAGGCAGTAAAGGATTACACAAAAAGACACAATGTTGGAGAGTTGCGTTATTGGGAGGCAATTAACTTTATTAAGTATGGTCCAGGGCAACACTTCCAGGAGCACACAGACCACGGGTATAGCTATAATTGCGTAGTGTCATTGGTTGGTTATGTTAACGATAATTATACTGGTGGAGAAATCTTCTTTAGGCTTCAGAATGTTCACTATAAGCCAAAGGCTGGAGATCTCTTTATTTTTCCGTCTAACTATATGTACCCACACCGTGCAATGCCAGTAGTTGATGGCACAAAGTATTCTCTTGTGACAATGCTAGATTATTCTAATAAGTTTCACAGTGAAAAGTTCATGGAAGAGAGTGGCGATTAGTTTTGCAGATTAATGCATATAGCAGAGGCATAGCCTCTATTGACCAACTTCCACTACAGAGAGACTGGATGGACTTCACTTTTGACAGACATGCATACCAGTGTTTTCCAGTTTCTTTATCGAACAGGCTTGGGTGGGGGATATCACTTCCAGAAGATATTACTTTTATTTGGGATGGGGTAAACGATTCTACTTCGGATCACGTAAAGACACTCAAGGGTGAAAGCTATACGCATCCAGGCAGAGGAAACAGGACAATTAGTTTTTATACTGGAATAACCTTTGACGCACCAGATAAAGAAGACCTTTCTTTACTTACAATGCCAGTTCCAAATCAGTTTATTAGGGGTGCTCAGTGTATGTCTACTATTATTAGCCCCTCAGTTTTGCAGGGAGAGCTTCCAATAGCATGGATGATAACAGAGCCAAATATTGAAATTACCATTCCAGCTGGCACCCCAATTGCTGCAATCATCCCTATTTCAACAGCGGGTATTCAAGAGCACGAGCTGTCGGTTACAGCAGGAGACCCACCATACATGCGTGACGAAACTTGGAAGACTAAGATGAGAGATCGTGGTGATGTCAGTATGGAGCTGAATATGGCTGGGACATGGACGCATTTTTATAGAGATGCAGTAGACCATAATGGCAACCCAGATGGAAAGCACGAATCTAAAAAGATTGTAATGAGGGTAAGGCATGAGCAGTAAAAAGATTACATTTATCGCTGACTCCTATGCAGTTGATCCAAATGATAATGACACAGACCCAGGACCTATTGGGAAAACAATACCAGAATGGTATCGCCAAGCTCCAAGGTACTATAAGGACCCAGCAGGAAATAACTATAAAGACCCACAGGGCAACAACATCCACAGCTGGAAGTCATGCCCAGTAGTATATGATGGCTTAGAAACTGGCTATGCCTTTAAAACACCATGTGACCTAGTGTTTACTAGAGACGATAAAGGTATCCCTCATGTACAGATTACAGATGAAAGATTCCCAAACTTTGTACAAGAAAGACCACCTATGCCTGGATTCCAGGTGCCATGGGGGTATGATCAGTTTCATTTTGCTTGGTATGGAGAGTGGGCAGTAAAACTTCCGTCAGGATATAGTGCATTGTATATACAACCAATGAATAGATATGAGCTTCCTTTTCAAACTACTAGCGGAATCATAGACAGCGATAACGTTAATCTATTTGGCACAGTTCCTTTTTTCCTTGCTAAAGACTACCAAGGTGTATTGCCAAAGGGCACACCATTCTTGCAGATTATTCCTTTTAAAAGAGAAAGCTGGAAGTCAGACTATGAATATCCAGATCATGAAAAGATTTGGAATGACAATATGGCAAACATTGAGAAATATCGCACACCCAAAGGCGGGGTATATCTTAATGAAGTTTGGCAAAGAAGAAAGTATGAATAGCAAGTTTGTGATAAAATATTATCATGGATAATACAAAAAGAGAGTACAAAAGTGGAGACGAACTTTGGGAAGATCCATTTTATAGATTTTTAGACGATCCCAAGTCAATTACTCCATCGAAATATTTTGGCACATCTGCAGATAATATCGTAGAGATTGAGGATTTTCTTACAGAAAATGAGCTTATTTTTCTGAATAATTTTATTCGAAACAATACGCATTGGGACTATACAGAAGATCAGTGGAATGAAGAGGGCGTGCAAATCTATGATGCCTCCTACTGGAAAGATCGAGTAGCAACATGGAATACAATCTATGATGCAAATCCAGAAGTGCTTTCCGTTATCTCCAATATTGTCCTAAGGCTTAAGCCAATTGTTGAAGAGTTTTTTAATGTTACCTGCTTCCCCACAAAGCCTGCAATGGTTAGATGGACTCCAGGAACATTCCAGATACCGCATGCTGATAAAGAGTTGCATATCGGAGATGATGCTGGCAAGCCAAATGCATTCCCGTGGTATGACCTAGCTGGGCTGTTCTATATTAATGATGACTATGAGGGTGGCGAGCTATACTTTCCAAACCAAGGGATTCAGTTTAAGCCAAAGAGGGGTGCTGCATACTTCTTCCCAGGAGACATGCACTACATCCACGGCATTACAGAAATTACTTCTGGAGAAAGATATACTTGCCCGTTCTTTTGGACCATTACTGAGCTAGGAGAGTTTGATGCCAAGTCAGATTAAGGGCGGCACGTGGGCAATTGATCCAGTAGATTCACAAGAGCTAGACAAGGTAGAATTTCAAGAGTTTTATCCAAGAGTTCACATATATAAAAATCTTTTGCCAAATGCTGCAAGACTTGTAGAAATACTTAAAGAGTCTGGCAAAGATAGAGCATCTTCGTACTATTTTAACAAGTGGGATAAGTGGTTCGTTTTTGGAGAAACTATTGGCGGTATTGAGTACAATCCAATTTATCCAGAACTAGTTGATCAGGATCGTAAAGCAGAAGAAGAGGCTATAGTTCAAGAGCTAACCGACGCTTTTCGCTATGCCACACAACATTATATGCAATACCATGGAGTTACCAGAGAAGAGAACTGGACAACCATGGGCCCATCGATCTGCAAGTATGACTCCGAAATGGAGCACTGTAGAATAGACTATCTAAGCATGAAGTATCACACAGACTATGACTATATTCGTGGCGATGAGCCAGGAGATAAGTTTGCAATTACCTGTACCATGTATTTAAATGATAGCTATGAGGGTGGAGAAATGTGGTTTGCCCTAGGTCATCAGCAAGATTCTTTTGGGGAAGAGCCACTCCAAGACGAAGAAATTCATGTGTATAAGCCACAGGCAGGCGATGTCTTGGTTTTCCCATCTGGTCATCCAGATATCCTATCCGAAGAAAGCACATACTTTCATGGTGTAAGTAGAACAAGCAAGTCTGAGGAAAAGCCAGATGACAAGTATTTTATCAGATCATATCATCTAATACCGTTTGAGGGTACGCCAGAGTGGAATGCAGGTCTAGAAAAATATGGCCCAGAGGTTTGGGAAGCAATGGAGCTTGAGCGTATAAAGGCCAGAGTCAAAACCCACGAAGAGCTGCAAATGCTCAAGACAAGAACTGCGGCTAGCGATAAGGAGTGCGGACTTCACTAATGGAAGATCTAGAATACTATGATATACCAGAAGCACCACTGATCAGAGTTTATAAAAACCTCCTGCCAAAGTGGGAAGACCTTCTTGACGTTCTAATTAAATCCGAACAAAATCCAGAAGATTTTATTTATTATAACCAGTGGGAAACCTGGAATGATTTGGGTACAAACTTAGCAGACGGTTTGCCAAACCATAATGCTGGCTGGCTATTGAAAACAGAAGAAGATCCTAAAAAAAGAAGAGAGCTAGAGCTAGTTGATATGATAACAGAGGCTGCACGAAGAGGATTCGAGCATTACTCTGAAGATCACGGCATCGATCTTTCTTTAGATTGGCATGCAGATGGTCCAGCTTATTACAAGTATGACCACACATTACCAGCACCGAATATTTCTAGCCCAGAGTTTAACATGAACTACCACACAGACTATACTTTTTCAATGCAAGATACCCCTGGATTAAAGCCAGTAGTGACATGCACAATGTATATTAATGATAATTTTAATGGTGGAGAGATGGTTTTTAATTTAGAAAAAAGATTATCTAGGCCATACCTCAGAAGACCAGAGCAGTTTGGTCCAGACGAGAGTTTAGATGTTCGTGGTGTGGTCTATAGGCCAGAAGCTGGAGACCTTGTTGTTTTCCCATCTGGACATCCAGATTTCATGCTCGATCAGGACTATTACTATTTTCATTCAGTTAATAGAGTAACTGGTGGAGATAAATACTTTGTTAGCATATTCTACTCCTTGCTTTCTGAGGGGTCTGATGAATGGCGAGCAAACATGGAAGAGTATGGCAAGGATTTGTGGTTTTGGCTAGAAAAAAGACGAGTCGTAAATTCTGGATACAAGAAAAAGAAAATTGAGGACCCAGATGGATACTAATAATAAGACCACGTACCTGATACCAGAGCTCGATCCAGAGTCGTTTGTATTTTTTAAGGATGAAGAGATTACAGATGGAAAAGGAAGGCTGGGCGTAGACCGCAACAGAATCTTAGAGATTCCACACTTTATTACAGAGTCAACAGCAGAATCTTTGGTAACTTATTTTAAAGAAGAAGATAGGTGGGGAGAAACTGCATTTAATGGATCCCGTGGTGCACCCTTGCAAGCTGGCTCTGTTTTGCCATCACATTTCGGTATGCCAGACAGCATCTTTGAAGATATCAATGCCAAGCTTAAGCATGCAGTGGCAACAGTCTATAACAAGGATGTGATTCCAACATCTATTCATGCTCAAAAATGGGATGTCGGTTCATCGGCCAACCCGCACTCAGATAACTCAGATTTTGATGGAAACCCCACAGAAGGATTTGACAATCTAAAGTATGTGGGAATCCTATACCTAAATAGCGATTATGCTGGTGGTAATCTATACTTTCCAGATCACGGAATTGATATTCACCCTAATGCAGGGTCTATGTATATTTTTAGTGGAGGCGTAGAGAATATCCATGGAGTAACAGAGATTACTTCTGGTACTCGATACTCCATAGTATCTTTTTGGGACTTCTAATGGGCACTAAGATAAACGAAACTTACTTTGGCAATCGAGAGTATGTCATGCATACAGACAATGTTGCCGAAGCCCCAGATTTTGCTTCTGATGAGGATGTCCGTGGATTTATTAGTTTTATTGATAGTGAAGATATTTCTTGTGCTCATCACACACACGCAGAACATTTTCCAAATGTTGACGAAAACTATATTGTATTAACACCAGATTGTATAGATACCAATTCAGATAAGACAGCAGAAGATACCAGCACCCTGGATGGTATTTCTGCATTCTTCCATAAGCTTTTGGATGCGGCAAACAGATATACCTTTAAGCCTATGAAGCTAAAAAAGGTTGTGATGCATAGGTATATTCATGGTGCTTCTGCTCCCCCACATGCAGATGTTTTCCCTTTGGCAACACTCTTATATCTTAATGACGATTATGATGGCGGCGAACTATATTTCCCCAATCAGAATTTTGAAATTAAGCCAGTGGCAAAGTCCTTGCTAGTTTTTAAAGGAGGCGGTGAAAATCTTCACGGAGTTCGTCAAGTCACAGGTGATATAGATCACATAAGGCCAAGGTATGTTATTGTTGCATTTTGGGATTATGAAAGCGAAATAGATCAAGCTAGGTTCTCTGAAATAGCAGATGCTACTGAACACCAGTGGAGAGAAGATGATGGGCCAGAGGCTGGAACAATTATGTCTAGGTATGGAACAAAGGCCAAGCTTAGATTTGCAAACAAGCTGCCTGTATTAGATATTAAAGATTTTATTACAAGTAATGATGCTGTAGAAATTATTAGATTCCTAGAGCTAAACCAACGAGAAGACGGTGATGAGTGCTGGTCTCCCGTATGCTTTAGAGAGTATTGGGAAAAACTAAACCCAGATAGTGATAAGAAGCCTATTTTTACAGATGATACAGATGAAAACACTTTGCCTAATATAAACTTAAAGATTAAAGAGCACGTAGAATTTTTCTTGCAAAAGCGGGTGGCATTTTCTAAGTTTAAAGGTCATCGATCAAAGGTTGGCTCTTCTGCACCACCACACAATCACCCAGCAGCAATTGCTGTTGCAATTGTAGTGCTAGATGATAAGTTTTCTGGCGGGGAGGTCTTTATTCCTAATTATGATATTGAGTTTAGTTTAGAAGCTGGACATTTGTATATTTTTGAAGAAAACGATATATCTAAGCATGGGTTTAAGAAGGTGCTTGAGGGCAGGCGTTTAGCATTAGTATCGCACTGGCAAGATCTAGACAGCCCATATGATTGGGCTGGAGTA